AAACGACCTCGCCTCCCATGTCACCATGGGAAACTATGTACATAACTGCAAAATAGGTAGTTAAAAACTTCTAAATGGAACGTAGAAGAAAAACCTAAAATTGACTTTATGTACAGGCGAGACTGTCTGACTCTTAAAGGCCTGACCTAAGCTAAAAGCCTCGAGACTAATCCCGAGGTAAAATACCTAGATCAACCCTTACAAAAGAGTTAGATTAGTCTCACGACGCGCTAGCGCCGCACTAAGAGGTCAGCTCTTAGATTAACGCACCACTCATTTTTCAATGATTGTGGTACGTTTATCGATGTTCGTGCATATAGTACACCCATCCAAAACACCTTACAGAGATGGGTACGCTCAATTTATGGAGTGAGCTACTCCGCAGGAATTATGGCTCCTGCAACCCTGTACGGTATTAACCGACCGTACACGGTGTAAATTGAAACACTAGGAAAGCTCGTTGATAGTGTACTCATAATAAATGGGCACACCCGTGAAGAAAAACAACGAGAAATCCTCTGCCACAGCATCATGCTGTTGAAAGATTGTGAAATCAGTGAGAATGTTCGAGCCTTGACCAGCGTAGGTCACATCAAGAGTCCTAACATTGTGTGAATTGCTTTGCAAATATTGAGCAGAAATGGCTCTTGCCGCAGCAAAACGATCTGGTCGATAATAAGGCAATTCAACTTCAAGAGTATCATTAATGCCTAAATTTGTCGCCGCAGATCCACTTCCTGACATGCTATTCCACCTAGAAGACAAAAACTTCTGAATTACTGATCTCCCTGCAGCCGCAGGAACCTCAGAATTGAAGAAAGTTCCATTTCCCGTGCTATGATACTCATCCCTGGAAACCATGGGAGAATACTCAATGGAATTTGAAGTGGAAAAATAGAACTTCTTCCGCATTCCACCGCGGTAACCAGCATACGCTGGCAAGAACCACGAATGGAAAGCAGTAGCTCCCACCGTCAAAGGTGTATCAGCATCCTGAGCAACATCAATTCCATAAGGATCATAACCCGTGTGATATGGTAAATTTTTGTTCCTCAGACCATTAATGCGCATCGTGTCTACATTAGCTTTGGTTGGATACCAATAGCGAGTAAAACAATAGCGCTTGCATAATTCTCTGATGGAACACGGAGGATCACCATAGTACACTAGGTAAGTGGCATCTTCTTGATCTGATTTACTGGCAATCGACATCATTTCAGACGGAGAAGTTGGTTTGTCAGACATAGTGGTATCCCCAGTTTCAACATTGGGGTTTCCACTCTGCGATGGCAAAGGCGCGGGCCACAAATGAAAACCACTAAGGTCATTGTTGCCGGGCGCTGCCAACTTGAAATCGTCACAAGCAGAAACAAAGACATTGATACTAATAGGTGCGTCAATGCTAGGACACACGAGATCATTGAGAACAACCCATTCCAAAATTCCATTTCCTTGGCCTAAATTGTTAAGCAACCTTGCAACACTGGAAAAATTCGATCCAGTGTCATAAGGCTGCCCACAACTCAACCATGGAACAGATTGGCC